CTGGGACACCTTCACCGGGCAATACTTCTCCGAATTCAACCGAGAAGTTCATGTTGTTGCACCATTTGAAATCCCAGCAGAATGGCCACGCTACCGAGGAATCGACTTCGGTACAGCAAACCCTTACTGCTGCCTATGGGGAGCCTGGGATCCAGCCGACGGAACCTGCTATGTGTACCGAGAGGCATACCAAAAAAACCTCACCGCAGCACAACAAGCGATGCAAATCAAAGAAATGTCCAAAACCAGCGACGGCAAAAACGAACGCATCACCGCCACCGTGATTGACCCATCCACATACAGCAACGTCCAAGGCTTAGGACAAACAGTCGCAGGCGTATACAACTCACTAGGAGTCTCCACCAGCCGAGCCAAAAACGCCCGTATCTCAGGATGGCAAAACGTCCACCGCTACCTGCAACCAGGCGTTATCAACGATGAGCCAAAATTAAAAATTTTCTCTACTTGCGAGCATCTGCTCCGCACCCTGCCCGCGATGCGCCACGACAAAACCAAAGTTGAAGACGTAGACACCGACGACGAAGACCATGCAGTAGACGCACTCCGATATCTGCTAGCCTGCCGTCCGTACAATGAAATCACCCGCAAACATAAACACGCCACATATGATGCTGAGGGTAGAGTACAAAGGTTCATGGAGAAGTTGGACAAAACAAAAAAGCGGAGATGGTAATGAGAATCGTTGACAACTACAATTATCTGCCAGGTTGCTGTTGGATCTGTCGAGGGGTCGCAAAGCCCATTATTGACATGGAACTAGACCTAGACGGACACAACCATCCCGATGACGTAAACCCGTCAGCCAACACCCGTCTTTATATTTGTGCCGACTGTGCGTTAGAACTAGCTCGCATGGTTGCACCAGCCCGCGCCGTAGAAATGCGTCGCTTTGGAGAATTCGCAGCAATGGAACGAGTCGCCAAAGAAATGGGTGACCGAGCCGAAATAGCAGAAGAACGCCTAGCCTTAATCGCAGGAGCAATCGTGGGTGTAGACTCACAACCTGTAGAGCAGGCAGGCCCTACAAGTCAACTCGACGAGGATGATCCGCCGTTAGGCTCCGCACGGCCCGATGTAGCAGGTTCACCCCTTACCAGCAAGCGAGGTCGTCCTCGTCGGGAAGACACCCCCAAACCCGAAATAGATACTGATTTCGTTGGTGATCTGTGATATTCGCAGCGTTCAGCCTCGTCGCCCTACTGGGTATTGTCCTGTTGTTACTACGCGAGAACCGTAGATTGACTAATCTATTGTTGGCAAAGAATCCATCAGCAGCTATCGCCGCCGAAAAGTTCTCTAAGTCAACAAAGAAAGAACAAGTCGATCCCCGGTCACGAACATCGTGGCAGTCACCAACTGAAGGCGTAGGGCCATGAAACCTTGGGAACCACCCAAACCAACAGATGTCATTGATTTATGGAACAAGGCTGACCGTTACCTGTTAAAAGAACGCCGGGACTACTGGATGAACGCGTCCTACAACAGCGGTCAACAATGGATTTGGTGGGATCAGACCCGCAACATTGTGCAAGAACTGGACTATGCCAACGACAACGAACGGTACACGCGTATCACCGTTGATAAGTTTGGGCCTCGTACAACAAACCTTTTATCTCGTATGACGCGCTCCCCACTCGTATGGGAGATCGAGCCATCAGGAACAGACGACGCATCAGCTCGTCGCCAACGCCTACAAGAACAACTTCTCCTATCGGAAGCCCACGAACAAGACTGGGCTGACATCCGTGAAGAACACCTTCTCCAAGTCCTATATGGTGGATCAGCAGCCGTATCTATTGAATGGGATCCTCAACTAGGCAAGATCGTTGCCACCGACCCCGTGACCGCCATCCCGATCCCCGCTGGTGGTGTACGCCTCACACCTCTTGGTATCAGCGAATTCTGTCTAGAACCAGGTTCACAGTCAGTTGATGACGCTCGCTACTGGATTAAATGTGTTGCTCTACCCCCTGAGCAGGTTAAAGAACGCTACAACCTTGATTGGGAACCAGTACCTGACGCTGAAGCATCATTGTCTTCACGCCACCGCACATTGTTGTCGCGTCGACCACAAGGTCAACCACCCCGACTCACCCTTGTTTACTGCTACTACGAACGCCCGACATCGCGCACCCCTGGTTGCGTCGTCCACGTCGTAAACAACAAGCAGGTATACGCCTACGGTGACGGTCAAGGCTGGCCATTCCCGTTCCCCCGCCTTAACATCGCTATCGGTATCCAGCGCAAAATCCCTCGTACATGGGTTGGAAACACACTTCTCACCCCGGCACGAGACATCCAGTACGCCTACAACCGTGCGCGCTCAACCATCCTTGAACATATGCGTAAAGCAGCTAACGCTCGACTCATGGTTCCCGCAGGATCAATTGAAGACTCTGACACCATTACGACCGACCCAGCCGATGTACTTGAGTACAACGCTGAACTGGGCGAACCGCATTGGCAGTCAGCACCCGAAGTCCCCCGCTGGATCAGTAACGAAGCAGCACAACTAGAAGCAGAGATGGACGACATCTTCTCCACCCACGCTGTTTCTCGTGGTCAAGCCCCTGGTGACCGCAACTCAGGACTCGCCCTATCGGTATTGGCTGAGAAGGACGACACCCCGTTAGCACCGATGGCACGAAACCAGTCTGCTGTTTGGGCGCGTATCGGTCAAATGACGTTGCAGTTGTACCGTGCCTACGCCCAGCAATCAGGCATGGTGCGATCACAAACAATCACCACCCAGCAAGGATCGACCGTTCAGTTTGAATGGACAGCCGACGACATTGACGAAACCCCACAAGTCAAAGTCCCGCTAGACGCAACCGCACCACGATCCAAGATCGCAACACAGTCAGTCATCACATCGCTGGCACAGACCTTCCCCGCAGCATTCCAAAACATTGACGGCATGAGCTTGTCACGACTGCTTGACCTGCCCGACCCCAAAGGTTTCATGGCATCAGCCGACCCCGATGTCGCCAAAGCCGAATGGGAAAACGGACTACTTATGCAGGCCACCCCAGTTATGCCAGCCGACTTTGACGACCACGCCAAACACATCGCCCAACACAACCGTGAGCGCAAATCCCCTGCATACGAGCTTGCAACACCCGATGTTCGACAAGCAATTGACGTTCACGTTCAAGCGCACCAAAAGCTGGCCGCTGACGAAGCAGCCGCACAACTCGCAGCACAGCAACAGATGCCGGGATCAGAAATGCTCCCGCAAGCCAATGAAGCACCTGGATCATTGGTTCCACAAATACAAAACGGACAGCCAGGACAACCACAGGAGATGCCACTACAATGACCGACTTTAACCCCGAAGGTGTAGTGGATTCTGCACCATTAGAAGGTTCAGAAGCCAGTTCCACCGATGTCAATTGGGAAGACAAATACCGATCAGAAGTAGCCGACCGTGTCAAAGAACGCGAACGCTACAAGCCGATTGCACAAACCTTCGCCAAAATGCATCCCGACGACGCTCGCGCCGTACAAGAGTTTGCTAACGCTTTCGCATCAGGAGACACCGACACCGCAGTCCGATGGATGGTTGACAACGCCAAGACCCTCGCTGGGGAACGCTTTGACACTTTCATCAGTCCCCAAGCACAAGCCGCCATTGGTCAACAAGCAGTTCAAGATGGCCAGTCAGCAGGTCTGACCCCCAGCCAAGTCGAACAACTCGTCGAGCAACGGATGAACCAGTTCGCCCAACAGCAAGTACAAACACAGTACGAACGACAAATTGAGGAGACGCTCGCACAACATGGACTTCAACCCGATACGCCGTTGGCGACAGCAGCAATCGTCGCAGCATCCCGCCGATCCGACCTTGATCTTTCCCTGGCAATACGCGAAATGGAAGATCAAGTTCTCGCTCAGGCAACGCAGATCGCAGCAAAGCGTTCAGAGGCAGGCAGCCAAATGGGGACACCCATCGTCAATGGGCAAGCCTCAACCAACCTCGCAGGACAGAACATGAGTCCTCGTGACCGGGCTATGGCACGACTTGAACAGCACGGTCTTAGCTAGCCATTTGACAAACAGGTGTTGTAGTGGTGTAGCATTTCTTCTGTACCTCGGACGAGGCGCACCACATACAACCACATAACATCGGAAGATGCAAGGCAACGCTGGATGGCGTGAACCATTGACAAGGTTGTGAACCCCCACATTCACCTACCCTCTTAAAGGAACCCCATCATGCCCGCAACACTCTCAACAGTCGATGCCATTCTCAAGGACGACTACAAGGAATATCTCGACAACCTCAACAATGCGAACTTCATTCTTTCGCAAGTTGAAACCCGCAAAGACACCGTCCAGGGTCGTATTGCCCGCCACGCCGTCCACCTCGGACGCTCAAGTGGTGTAGGCGCACGAGCCGAAAACGGAACCTTGCCAACTGCAGGAAACCAGGCTTTCGCAACAGTCCCGGTTCCCGTGCGTTACGTTTACGGACGCATCCAACTTTCAGGCCCAACCATCAAACAGGCTGTCACCGACCGTGGCGCATTCATTGATGCTTTGGACGCTGAAATGGAAGGCATCAAGAACGACGCAATGAAGGATGTCAACCGTCAGTTGTGGGGTACGTCAAACGGCGTTATCGCACAATGTGGTACGACCACGGCAGCAACTACTGTTGTTCTTGCCTCAACCACAGGTTCGACCGCACTCCGTCAGTTGTTCTTCGACGGTGGCATGGTTGTTGACATCGGAACCGTCGCATCCCCGACAACCGTTGCATCAGCTCGTACCATCACCTCGGTCGACGAAACCAACAAGACCATCGCCATCTCAGGTGCAGCAGTCACGACATCCTCAAGCCACTTCGTTTTCCGTAGTGGTGCAGGTGGAGCGTCCAGCAACACAGGTCAGCCTGGCGACGGACAGGTCGAATTGACTGGTCTTCAGACCATCGTTGACGACACCGCAGTCCTTCACACAATCAACCCTTCGTCACAGCCGAAGTGGAAGTCCTATGTGAACAGCAACTCAGGAACCAACCGTTCCATCACCGAAACCCTCATTACTGGCTCCATCATGAAGACCCTCACCAACTCAGGTAAGAAGCCTTCGTTGTTGGTTTCGGCTGAAGGTGTCAACTTGGCAATCAGCAACTTGTTGCTCTCATTGAAGCGCAACATGGAGCAGACCAACTTGAAGGGTGGCTACGCAGGCATCCAGTTCTACAGCCCGTCTGTTAGCGGCAAGGGTGATGAAGCCCCGACCGCCTTGTACGCAGACTTCGACTGCCCGAACAACCGCCTGTACGGCATCAACCCCGACGTGTTGGTTTACCACCAGGTTGGCGACGGATTCCAGTTCATGGATCTTGACGGTGCAGTTATGAACCGTAAGCCCGACGTTGATGCCTACGAAGCAACCTTGTACACCTACGGCGAACTTGCTTGCAAGCAGCGCAACGCCCACTTCGTCATCAAGGACATCACCGAGGTGAGTATCTGATGGCAGCTTCAGTCAGTATTACAACTGGCCCTGAAGTTCCGGGAAGCCGTAAGGAAGTCGTTGGTGTTATCACTTTCGACAGTTCGTACGTTACTGGTGGCGAAGCAGTCACTTTGGCGCAGTTGGGTCTTTCACGACTTGACTACCTCATCGTGACGGCTGTCAACGGAAACATCCCCGTTTGGGACGGCTCAACCTCATCTCCAAAGGTCAAGTTGCTTTGGGTGCCCTTAGACTCAGCAGAATCTAAAACGCCGTTGGAAGAAGTTGCGAGCACGACAAACGTTTCTGCGACGACTGCTCGTTTCTTGGCTATCGGCGCATAAACCAAATCCCCCAACAAACGAACGAGCCAGCCACTTTCGACGGTGGCTGGCTTTTTCGTCTATAGTGACCGTATGATTCGCGCAGCAAACCTCATGGGAGAAGTAGAAGGCGGTAGCCAAATGGCTGAAGTTGCCTTTGACGTATATGACATTGCCACCCGCATCCAAAAGGGTGACGAGTCGGGCTGGCGAGGTGATCCCAGCGCATCACTCATGTTTAACCCGATCATC